GTCATAAATGATAAGATCAAAATGTCGTCCAGTAGGCTGACCATCCACAAGTCCGTGGGCCTCAACAGTTTGTTCCTTCGGGTTAGCAGATCGCCTAACACATATACCTTCGTTCTCAGCCCACTTGGGAGCTTGTTGCCTAGGTTTTTCCCAGAGGATATCTGGATATAGACTATAAAGTTTTTCATTAGCTTCTAGTTCCTGCATGACCTGACGCAAGAACGGTTTAGCTTGTCTTGCCGAAAACGACAACAATCCAATAGTTATGTTTGGATTGCATAAGACTTCTTGTATAGTTCCAAGAAATGTTATGATAGAACTTTTATAATGAAACCGAGCCCATAGGTCCAGCCTTTTATCCCTATCGCTTTCTACTTCTCTACATCTGTCATATATCCAAGGATGTAACATATCGTGGCGACTACAAAGAAACACGCCAAGATAATACCTGTCAAGCTGACCCAGAGTCCTGATAAAAGAATCATCAATATTAGGATCGTTATGGCAGTCAGCATACGCAGCAACAACTTTATAAAACTGCTCGTTCTGAGCCCATTCAGCAAATTGGATAGCAGCCTCAGAATTTTTTCCTTCAACGAAATATCCTTTAGAGATACGAGGGAGCATGGTTAGCCCCCTTTGTATCCAGATGCATACGCTGCCTTAGCCTGCTGTTCAGCCTTTTTGCGAGAAGCATAGCACTTTCCCTTATTTCCCCACTTCCATCCTTTCTTACCACTTGATAACTTACACCTCTTTATCGGCATCTTTCTTTACATCAGGACCAATGAGTTCTTCAGAGAATTCCTCCTCTTTAGTAATTACCTTAAGTAAAATAGAACCATCTTCCTGCTTTTCTGGTTTATATGTAGTAGGAACCATTTTATATACTGTAAATTCAGCTCCTTCCTCTGGTATACATGCCTTTCTCGTATAGTTTTCTAAACGATCAAACATATTATCTACCATCATAAGAGGGCTTCTATGCCCTGTCATTCCCATCATACGCTCAAACATCCTATCCATCGCTCTAACTTGACTACCTATCATTGATACACCCATTATATTACTCCTTTATTTTACATCAAAATTAAAATTAAACTACTGGTGCTACTTAACCACTTATAAGTTTCTGTAGCTCTTTAGGATTTGCTATCAGGTATTGGATATACCTTGGGTCTAATCCTTTAGCCCAGGGGTATTGACTTATAAACTTACGAATCAAATATTCTTCTGATTTATCTCCCGCTTGAACAAGATTGTCTTGGTTTGTGCTGTCAACAGGTTTGGGGGTTTGCTTATTGTGGACCAGATAACCAGCCGCATAATAGTTCTCATGCGTGTCAACGTGGAAGTTAAACACCGGGGTGTCGGCAGGCACATCCTTGGATTGGATAGACTCAACCGTATCTAGGCCAAGACCATTACGGTAAAGGGTATCCCCGACTTTTACCTCGGATATTTTTTTCCACCCGTCTTGCGTCATAAACGGATGCGCTTCTGTCACAAATGGCTCTTTTTCATTAAAGCCATACAGCCGTTGTTTACCGGCCTTTGAGTGAAACACCTTGACAACTGCCCCCTCGCCATCTTTCGTTTTAACGACATCACCGACAGAGATTTCAGCTACATCTTTTTCTATTCCATCAGCGAGTTCCACCTGCACGCCTTCGATGAAACAACTATCCCACGATGAGAGCTCCGGCTCTTTTGGCTTCGGCTTCGGCTTTGGTTTTGGTTTCGGCTCTGGTTTCGGCTCTTCTTTTTTTTCGGGTTGTACCTGCTTTGTTGGAGGCGGCAGCAACTTGCCTTCGTGCAGCCGATCCAAATCTACGTCAGTAAGAACACGCCGACCAGATAACACAGCAGCTCGGTCGGTCGGGCTGATTATATTACTTATGTAGGGATTACTTTTCCCACCTGAAAGTCTGGAATCGGTAAGTTTGACTGGTCTACCACCACCAGCCGACTTACCTATGGTTTTATCATCCCCACGACCATATAAAGTAGGACCATCACCCCCACCACCACCACCGTAGCAAATCCACGGCTCTAGCCGCGCTTGGGTGTAATCCTCATTTTCAAAACGCCAAACACGCCGCCAGGTAGGCGACCCTTTGCGATCCTCCATCCTTCCCCCCTCACGTTTATCATTTTAAGTACATCCAAAGCTGCCGTGGTGTCAGCACCCACCATGCACGGATACCGAGCAGCGCCTTGATCTGCTCCACGCAGGTCCAAGGTCCAAATATCCACGGCACCCGGATACGTTCTGTATCCAGTCTATTGAAGTCTACCTTGACCAGACCCTCTATCGCCATATTTTCCACGATGGTGCGGATGTCGCTCTCGCTTGTGTGGTCGAGCACCTGCACCTCGAGGTACGCTATGCGCGGATGCACCATCACCCAATGCTTGCCCGTCCACTTGAACGCAAAGACATGCAGCGCCCGGGGATGCAGAAAACGGTTCCACCAGCGTGGCGCTCCCTGGTGTGTGAACGCTATGACGTAGTAGCTCAACCAAAGACACTCCAGCCCTGATCGACCTGGATTGGTTTATTTGGTCCTGGTGTGTGGTGCTTGAGGATTGCCCTACCCTCACCCGCTCCCAGCATCAGGTACTGCGCTGCATCCGCAACGTGGCTGTACTGGTTCTTGTCCGGCTTATCGTGGAAGCGCTCATCACCAGTCACCTGCACCCGCTTGTAGCAGTAGCCGCCACCCATCGCCTTGCGCAGTGTGGTGCAACTCGGTGAGATCAGCAGGCCAGGCTCGCCATCGACCAGGCGCGACAACGGAGTAGCCACTGATTCACGCCGCAGGGTGAAGTCATTGCTCGGTGCCGGGCGTGCCTTGATGCCCCTGGCCCGCAGGATCTGGAAGGGTGTGGTTTCGTCAGTCTGCGCCCTTTGGTCGCCTGCCGGATCGCCCCATACCTGGAACTCGCAAGCAGGGAAGCGTGAGGCCATCTCGTTCTGCAGCAGCTCACCGAACCTGACCGCTCCCATGTCCTCGGTGACCAGTTCGTGTATCCAGCGCCAGCGGCCCCGCACATCACGCTGACCGAACACAGCCGCCGGCGTCAGGCCGAAGTCGATGCCGATCACAACCGGGGTGCCATCCAGCACCTCGATGGACTCCTTCGCAACGTGCAGGTGGTCGCGGAACTCGGGATAGACCGGCCTGCCCTCAGATATGAATCCGTACTCGCCGTCGACGTAAACCGCGATCCACTCATCGTCCTTGCCGGCCTGCAGCCGATCATAGTAACCATCGGGCAGATTCTCGAGGTTCTCCGCATCCGCCCCCCGGCCACTTGGCTGCCGGAACAGACGCCAGCCATCGGGGGCTACTTCCTCGAACAACCGATACCACCAGTGGTCGCTGTCTGGTGGGTTGGTGTCCATGATGACCCCGAGCCAGGTCGGCCCGCCTTCGCGCTTGGATGGGTAGCGGCCGACACGACCCTGCAGCATATCAACCACTGCCCTCGGTACTTCCCTGGCCTCGTTGACCCAGGCGCCGGTCAATTCGAGCGACAGCAGTTTCTTTACATCGGCTGGTCGGTCCAGCGCACGGAACAGCAGCTCGGCCTCAACGTCCGCGAACTTAATCCGGTGCGCCATATCCTGATTGATGAAGTCGCCCACATCGTCGAACCAGTCCAGCCAGGTCTTGACTGTCGTATCGCTCAACTCGCGGTAGGTATTGCGGACCACAGCCCAGCGGCTGCGGCGTATGCCGTCCGGTCCAGGCTCTTGCTCTTGGAGGCGCCTGAACAACTCCCAGCAGCAGGCTGTGCTCTTCCCCGATCCGACCGGACCCATCACACCCCGAACAAAGGAGTCATCCTGGTGAAAGGTCCAGAGCGCAGGCGATGCCCGGTATCTAATCTCCTTCTTTTCTTTCAGCATCCGGCGGCATCATCACGAACTTGACCCCCTGCGGCGTGGTGACTTCCCGTTTGTCCACCAGCAGACCGTGTAGCTTGGCCTTACCCATCGACGCCTGCACCGCTGGGCCTGCCGCTCGTTCATCCATCGCCAGGCGGCGGGCATCTTCGAGCTCTGCGGTGATCGTGTCCACACTCGTCCTATGTCGTTCTAAGAGCTCGCCGCGCAGCTCGGCTATGCGGGCACTGGTGCCAGGGTGATCGCGTGCGAGTTTGCACGCCGCGACCTTCACGCTGTCATCGGACATGTTCTCAGCGTCATAAGCGATGCGGTAGGCAACCGACAGCTTGCCACCGTTCTCGACGACTGTCTGGGCGAATCTTTCCTGCTTGATGGTGAGGTCGTTCACGACACGGATTGTATCGTGACCAACATCCCGCCGCCTGGGATCATCGCCCCACGGATGATGGCGAGCTTGTCGACCTGGCTATCATCAGCGAATATGTTGGCGTGCTCCAGACTGTCCAGGGTGCATTTGAGCAGGTTGTCGATATCCCGGCGGCGTCGATCTGGAGGGTTGGCGACAATGGCAACATCGAGCCTAGTGTCTGGGTAGAAGTACCCGGCGCCTTGCGTTAAAACCTTCACCGCCTCCCGATAGGCGACACCCTTGGCTGATATGTATATCCGCCCCTTTGCCATACGCCAGTAGTGGTTGACCGACGGCGGCCAGGGCAGACTTAACTGCACGACTTCGGCCGGCCTACCTGGCGATCATCGATAAAGACCCGCTCGTAAATCTCATGGCTGGCGGTGAACTTGATCGGCGGCGTCACTGTGATGCCCTCGCGCTCTACGAAATCTTCGAACTCTAGGCAGGCCAGTTGCTGGTGCTTGCAGCGCCACCACCACCAGCAGCCCAGGTCGCAGGGACCGAGCACCAT